AAATCTTCTTTAGATACGCCAAGTTGAGTTATAATATGTGCGTTGGCTTGATTTACGGAAACGATCTGCTTGTTATGGATTCCATCTTCCCAAACTTCTACTCTCACTGATTTACTGCCACGGTAAAATTCCCGAACAATTTTCAAATCCTTCTTTAAGAAGTCATTTCTCAAACATAGAACAACCTTGCATGATTCTTCATCCCTATTAATGAACGATTCTTTATCATCGCCTTTCAAAACTTCGTTTATCAAAGCAAGAGCAATTCCATCAAACATCGTTGACTTTCCAGCTCCGTTATTCTCAAACCCTGTGTCACAAAGATTTCTGCCAAAGATTACAGTGCAAGTATTATTTTTGAATTTATAAAATACTTTTTTACAAGCATATAAATTTACGATCTCTATTGATATTGGATTCCACATTATATTGTTTTTATTAAATTCATGCCATAAACAAGTTGTTTGCCCTTTATTTCGTTTTCCGCTGCGAATTTTAGAAAGTCCCTCAACATTGTCTTCTTATCGAATGTCAAAACGGATTCTGATTCTGATACCTCAATAGCTTCTGTTTGCTCGGTGGATTCATATTTGGCATCAAATCCTAATTTTGATAATTCTCCAATATTAACCTTATGCCGGTCTGCATCCTTACCATGAAATACAAACCGAATATGATCTGACTTATTGCCATCGTACTTCTCAACCAAGTTCCTTATCGTTTCCGTATCATTAACATCAACATCCTCCCGAATATAACGTGGAAATTTTGAAGGAATAAATCTCAAAGTAGCATCATTGTTTATAATACAAAAGCCCTTGTTTGTTATCGTTTCGCCAAAGTTGTTTTGGTATGCCGAACCTGTATAAAGAATATTCTTAGCCAACATTGATGAATTATGATAATGACCTACCAAAACCAAATCAAAATCTTTAAACATCGAAGGTTTAATTTCAGATTCAACTTCACTCCCGTCATTATTCTTAACTCCCTCAAATCCTGTGTGAGTTACTAATATGTTGACATAATCTGTTTTTAATACTTCTTTGTTAAAATCGGAATACTCAGATAACCAACGATCATCTTTGAAATGCGGTATAAAATGAAACCAAACTCCTTCTATCATTTGGCTTGCCAATTCCTGATGAACTCTTATTTGATCTCCATCATTATACAAATCCAAATAGCTCTTGTTTGAGTTGGCGTCTGTCTTATCGTGGTTGCCTGGTATTACGTCAAGAACAAGTCCGGCTTCTTTTATCATTTCCGTTATTTCGATAAAATCAGTCAATGTCTCCAGCGGTTGACCGGAACGATTAGTGAAAACATCCCCTCCGCAAACCATATTCCAAATCCTTCGATCTTTGCAAATCTTTATGGCTTGCCTGAAAATATCCTTCACCAACGCTCCGTTATCTTTGTCTAAATGAGGATCAGTTAACCACAGAACAATTTCCTTCTTTTTCATTTTACGATTTTATTAATAGAACTTTGTTATTTGCTAAGCTTCGCCTTCAACTCAACAAGCTCCTTCTGTCTCGATGATTTTATTTTAGCTTGCAAAACATTTAACAATTTGTTATGGTTATAATAATGCTGGAATAATTCTCTTGGCGATTTCCATTTCAATTTACCATCCAAGAATGTTATTATTGTCTTGCCCTCTTTTTTTAATATTCCAACCTCTAAAGCATAGTCAATATCATCTGGGCTCAATACTACTCCGTAACCAAGAAGTATGCGGATATCAGTCTGTTGACGTGTTCCAAAGTCATTTTTTATGATCTTAACCGCAGTGATCTGAGATACTTCTACATCATCAATTTTTTCGTTTTCGATAATTCTCATACCTAAACGAATGCAGCAAAGAAGTTCAACCCAAGTCCCGCCAGTGCTTTGTTTCTTGGACTGACTGCCAGGTTTCGCTAACGTATCATATTGGTGATTTAACATTACAAAATGTATAACTCTACTATACATTTCACCCATTAAGAACTTCGCAAACATTTTGGCTGATTTAGCAAAAGCTCCCATTTGTTCGTGTTTTAACACTTCTAAATCTTCACCTTTAATAAACTTCTTTTCCATTTCATCGGTATTGATTTTCATGGTATCCAATTCGGCTTTGCTCAACGTAGCTCCAAGGCTGTCCCACATGAAATAGAATTTAGGAGTGCCAAGCTTTTCATCCTTAAAAAGAGAATCAACATCTTCCAAGAATTTCTTAACCATCATAAACATCTTTTCGACAAAACGGATTTTGATAACGATTATTTTTTCAGTATCAATCCCAAGCTGTTTGGCATAATCTTTGTTGTCCCTATTTTCTGAAGAAAGTATGCAGGCAATTCCGTCATCTGGATTATCCTTCAAAAAGTTTTTCATTCCCATTAAAGCCAACGTTGTCTTGCCCGATCTACTTGGCCCAGCAATCTCTATTATTCCGGTTGGAAAACCAAATGTTCTCAAGTTGTAATCAAGCTCGGAACTCCCAGCATGTGCCCAACTTTTCATTTCTGCAAACCCATCCTTATCAGAGAATTTGATTACATCCTCATTGTTGAACTTCTTTATTATTTTATCTGTAATGCTTGCCATAGATTTTAGAAATTAAAACAAAACCGCCACCTGTTTCCAAAATGACGGTTTTGATATCGTTAAATTTTTAATTTGTTACTTTTTACCAGCCATCTTCTTTTTGATGTCAGCCAAGGAAACTTTAGACTTTGGTTTTTCTACTTCTTCAACTTCATCCTCTTCTTCATCGTCATCATCACTTTCTGATTCCCCAACAGCGTCACGAATAAGCCCACGAATGTCATCGTCAGTCATAGATTTCTTTACAGAAATTTCGAGTTCATTGTCAGCAATATATTGCTTTAATTCAGTTCTATCCATTTCGTCAAAAGCATCCCCTTCGGCAGTTTCTTCATCGTCATCTTCTTCATCCTCTTCAGGCTCTTCAACAACGACTTTCTTGGCAGGTTTTCCAGCAGGTTTAGCAACTTCTTTTTTGACAGGTGCTTTCTTGGTTTCGACTTTCTTTGAAGTCTTTTTCTTTGACTCGTCATCATCGGATTCGGCTTCGCCTGATTCGTATTGAGCTCTGATTTCTTCTACCTTCTCCAGCCAATCGTCATCTTCAAATAAACCAATTCCGTGCTCTTCATCGAAGTTCCGCAAACCTTCTAAAGCTTTGTCAAAATCCTTCATTGTATAGGTGTTGTAAAGTTCCTGTAAAGGAGTAAGTTTCATAAACTCTTCCAACACTTCGTCAGGAATTGGCAATGCTTTTGGCTTTTTGCTTACCGTAACGTCATAATAATTTTCGCCCTTCTTTTTGTTAGGTGATTTCAGATACTTAACAAAAACTGGTATTCCTTCATCGGGATCAGTAAATGGATCGACTTCGATTGCTTCGTCATCTTCTTCAGAAATTGACAATTTGTTAAGACCATCCCTTACCAATTTTTTGAATTCCCAATGCATAGGGTGCAAAGGTTTTTCTTCAATTACTCTCGAAGCATAAGCTTCCCAGCTGATCTGAGGGTTCAAAGAATCCTTATCTCCAGATATGGCATTTATTTTCTTCGTGTCATTAGCGCAAACTTTTTTGGCCATTTTAGTGTACTCTTGGATTACATCCATTTCTGTACCGCCATGCTGAACCGAATCAAGAACTGTTGCCCGACGCAAATCACCATCATCTTTCGCTATGCTAATCCAATAAGATTTTTTGGTAATGTAAAAATCTTCAAAACCTGGGTGAGCTGGAAATATTCGCAACTTCACTGTTTTGCCATCTTCCAACTGTATATACTCGCTTGAACCGCCAAACAATGAATTGTCTTCATCTATCTTGCTTTTCAGTTTTTTTACAGGAGTGGCTTTAAATTGACTTCTGAAATCTTTTGCCATAATTTTAACCGATTAAATTTTTTGTTTTCTTAATTATAACGTTATTAACTCTGCCCTCTAATTGAGAATCATTTATATCCCCAGCTTGCATGGACAAAGACAATTTATTCAACTTGTCTGATTTATCCTTGGCACTCCAATACACGCTGTTGATGTAATCTCTGTTCTTTTGAGCCTCAAATAAATTTCTACTCATGATCTGGAATCCCTTATCGGAAACGACTGCATTATTTAATTCCTCAACAGTAGGCTTTTTGCCATTAGATTGTTGAGTTAAATCAGTTCTGATACGCTCCTTTAATTTAGCTTCAAAAACTTCCAAGCTCAATTTCTTTTCAGAAACTGTTCTTTCCATATCTGCCAGCAACCAACCAAATCTGTTAACGATAACCGGAAACGTAATCAACTCTCCAATCAAATTAGAATAATCAATTTTCAACAAGCTATCAATTTCCATTTCTTCGTCAAACTCGTCAAAGATAAGTTTATAAGAACTTTCTCCAACGCTAATAAGTTTTACCATAATATTTTAGGTTATTGGTTCATGCAAATCCAATTCTCCATTGTCAGCCATCTTAACCCTTCTCGTTATCTCAAAGATCAAATAATGTATCCCTTTAAATAAATCCATTATCAATCCACTTTTTCGGCTGCCTTCTGTTATATAACGCTGTATATATCTTGATGTCTGATAAGTATTGATTATGTTCCCTTTCTTGCTATACAGAAAACGTTTGGTTATAATAAACTCCTCACCTTTTTCATACTTATCAGAATAAGTGCCGGCAACGTGTGCAATAACGAGCATCAAAGCTTTATGAACTTCAGGCTCTTTATTCTTTATTATTTCCAAATTGTTCATCATTATTTGGACGTCAGTAAGCTCTGTTTCAGGGATTGGATTTGTAGGTAGTTTTGTCATAATTATAAAAGTTGTTTTAGCTTATCATACCTGATAGGTAACTCTGGGAAGGTGTCTTTTAAGAATGATTCTAATGTATCCACAGCCCCAATAAGAGCATTATTTATGTAGCCGATATTTTCCTCAAAAGATTTATTTCCCATGGCCACCTCCCTACGGCAATAATACTTTTGCGCCAGCCAGTCACATAGTTTAACAAAAACATGAACCAATGTCACTGGGTAGCAAATTTGATTAAGCAGCATGTTGGACGAATCGGTTGTAGCGCCATCAGCCCTAACTTGGACAAACTCCCTTGCCGCTAAATTCTGGGATAAGTCATCCAGATTTTCTCTTAGCGCATCGCCATTAAAAGTGTTGTATTTAATGACATGGCTCAAATCCCTTCTTAGCAAAGTTTCATCCCAATCATGCAATGCCGCACGAGTTATGACATCCAATTTAAACTCGATAACCTTTGTCAAGTCATCTTCATCAACAGAATATGCATTTATATTATCGAATAAATCTTCCAATAACACACGGGCAAAGATTAGAACTTTATAAGAATGTTGAGATACGCTTTCTGAATTATGCTTATCCAATTCCTGCCATTGGTCGATGTTATCAAGATTCTTTAGATAATCACCATCAAGTATTCTTTTTATCATGATATTATGTAAAGTTTAGAATTTTTGTCTGAATTTAAAGATTTCTTACCAGCGAATGTTTTAACTCTGCCGTTAATAGCCACAATTCTATTCTTTAAGCCCATCATATCTTCATCCATTGGCTCCCAAATATCTGGCCATAAAGTAACTCCGATCATGTTATTATTGCTGTCGATCTGCATGTTAAGCATAGTCCCATTCTTGATCTTTCTATCGAATACTCCGATCACACGCCCTACAACCGTCACTTCGGCACTTTCCTTCTGGTTAGCAAAATCTTCACCTTTAATGTATAGATTAGCCACACGCTTATTTTTAATGCCATCCTTCACCATTGTTTCATAATCTACTTCACCGAACCCTGTCGCCTCACGTTGCTTGAAAATCCAAAACGCATTTGTTGTTGAGTCTGGCACTTTATAATCATCAGGCAACGGTTCATTTCGGCTCTTTAAATACGATGTCAACAAATCCTTTCTCTTATACGGTTGCTCCAATCCTTCAATCAAATCAAACGCTCCGGCAATTATCAATTTAACAATGACACCTTTATTGACTTTACTCGGTACTCTGGATATAAATTCCTCAAATGAAAAGAACTTGCCGCCCTTATTTCTGGTCTCCATTATATTCTTCACCGCTACTTCGCCAGCTCCTTTAATCTTTGTTAAGCTGAAAAATATTCGATTCTCTTTATCATCGCAAGTGAAGTTTTCTTCAGAGAAATTTATGTCAGGTGGTCTCAATTCGATTCCGACATTAGTTTTTGTTAATTCGCAAATACGATATGGAATATCAGTTTCTTTGGCATGTTGAAACGATGTAGTCCAAAACTCTAAAGGGTAATTGACTTTAAACCATTCTGACCAATAACTCATTATCGAATATGCTGCGGAGTGACTTTCATTAAAACCGTAACCGGAAAACTTGTCAAGCTTCACCCAAATCTCTTTAGCTCCACTTTCACTGCAACCCTTCTTGATAGCTCCGGCAATAAATTTTTCAGACATAGATTCCATTGTCTTCTTATCCTTCTTTTTCATTACCGTTCTCAATACATCAGCTTCAACCAACGACAGACCTCCAAGAACGTTAACCGCTTTCATAATTTGTTCTTGGTAAACATAAAGACCATATGTGTATTCCGTTATCCCTTTGAGACCAAAATCATAAACAGGTTTCTTTTTACCATTCTTAATATCGGCAAAATCTTGGTGAGCGTTTGATGACATTGGTCCAGGTCTGAATAAAGCTGTCATGGCTATTAATTCCGCTAAATTGTCCGGTTTCACTTGTCTGCAATAGCTCATAAGTCCGGTTGTCCCGAACTGGAATATGTCTTCACACCAACCTCTTTTGAAATATTTGAATACCTTAACATCGTCAAAAGGTATCTTATTTGTATCAATCGTTTTCTTTTTGTTCTTTTGGATTAACTTAACCATTGACATAAATTTGTCAAGTTGAGTCAAGCCCAATATGTCTTCTTTCAAGAATCCAGACTTGTCGATGTACTTTCCTTCCCATTCCGAAACCAATACTCCGTCAATCTTTTTAACAGGCAGCCAAGAGTATAAATTCATTGGATCACCGTTTAAATTTTCTCTCGGAACTATTATAAGGGCAGAAGGGTGAATTGAGGCTGCTCG